AGACTGTAACATATGGTGCTATACTCATCGACGAACCGTCTTTGAATAATGGTGCCTCAGCTTTCGCTGGGCGGTGAGGTGGACGTTAAACCCTATAAAGGTTCTCCGCCATGTACTTGTCCCTTTATCCGGGATCGTACAACCAGAGTAGTCAATTCTGCTTTGAGAGTGATAAGGACTCGGTTCCGACTTGAATCGTCGGAACTACCTAATCTCAAAGTAGAAGAGCTAGACTGCTACCTCCTATACCTCTTGGGTGGCCCTGCCACCCGTCCACTCCCTCGATCTATCTCTCCCCGCACCGGCGCCTTCCTTCGTCTCGGACGAATGGACCGCTGGTCACTCGCTCACTCTTGCGCATCAATAAAGAGGAACCTGTCCTTTTCACCGTGCAAAGCACACTTACCGGCCTCAACGGCCCCTCTTTTCTTCGCCACCGCTACCCAAAGCGACCCACCATCCGCATCATCCGATTACCTTCGATTTGTCCGTAAACAGGTCAAATCATTCTTTCCCTTCGGATGGGATAAACACCTTTACCCTTCCTTTGTTACTTCTCATGTGCCCAATGATACCCAACGATATGACGGTGTCAAATCATCAAGATATTGGGCCAAGAACAGTAACAAAGAAGAGTTCGAAAAGGCATGTCTCACAGGACGGCTGCCACCCCACATCACCGAAGACTTTCGGTTGCGCCTCTCAGAGGTCCCGACCAGCGGAAAAGTTAGGAAACTTGGTGTTCCTACACACAACTTCGAGCTCCTTGCCCCCCTCCACAAAGCTGTTTATCAACAGCTAACAAAACAAAAATGGCTTTTGAGGGGGCCACCCAAAGGAAAGAGGATAAAGAGTGTGTGCACCAAAGAGTTCCAGACGTCCGTTGATCTTGTATCAGCAACCGATGGTCTGATGTTAGATGTGGCAGACGCTGCCCTTGGAGCTGCCTTGTCAAAGGCGTGTTGTATCCCAGGAAAGATACGAGAACTGGCCCACCTGTCATTAAGGGCGCAGTTAGAGGTAAAAGGAGTAGGGAAGGGTGAGGTGACTTTTGGGCAGATGATGGGAACGTACCTCTCGTTCCCGCTTCTCTGCATTCAGTCCTATCTGGCCGCGCGTTGGGCCGGGGGAAAAGACGCCGAGATCTTGATCAACGGCGAT